GCAGCAGTATCAAGAAAAAAGAAAGCAGAGAGAAGACCTAGAAAAAGCAAACGACCTAACTATGCAAGAACCTAAAAAAAATAAGTTCAAACATCAAAAAAATTTAATACCTTTTTCTTGTTCTAAAGTAATGAAATGGTTAAGGACTCCACCTGATATATGGGAAAATCTTTCAAAAGAGTTTAATTTTACTATTGATTGCTGTGCATCTGATAAAAACCATTTATTACCAAGATATTATACAATAGATGATGATTGTTTGACTAAAGATTGGTCTGGAGAGGTTGCATACATACACCCATTATTTGATGGTAAAATAGGTAAGTTTGTAGAAAAAGCATATAATACAAAAAACTTTACTGGAGTCTTTTTACTTCCAGCTTCAACTCATACAAAGTATTTCCATGATTATTGTTATCATAATCCTAATTGTGAAATAAGATTTTTACGAAAACCAGTAAAAGGTTTTCATTTTGGACATGATGATGGAACTATTGATGATCCTAATAAGATTGGGTATATAAAACCTTTAATGATATTGATATTTAGAAATGGCAAAAAAAACATGGAACAAAACAAAAAATAAAATTTTAATAGTTGGTGTATGTAAATATTGCCATAAAGAATTAATTAATACTGATAGCTTTGTAAGTTTTTATCCAAAAGGTCATGCTCATTACGAATGTATGCGTAAAGCTGATGAGGATAAGACTTATGAGAATGAAAGTAAATTTGATTGGTAGTGAATAGGATTGTGTTCTTTATTGTTTATTTAAGTATTTGACCTTTTTATTATACTTTCGTATAAAGGTATTGGCTAACTTTAGTTTAGTTTGCCATTTACTTATTAGTTTTTGGTAGTGTTCTAATTTTTTATTTCGTTTTTCATCTTTGGACAAGATAACGATTTTAGGTTTTAGAACACCATTAAGCCATCCTTGATTGACCACATATTTAGCCATTTCAAGTTCTAGTTCTGCCTGTTGTATAGAATGTGGTTTAAAACCATTTTGATTGTTTCTTACAAAACCATGTCTATATCTATAAACCTTATGAGATATTAAATGAACAATATCTCTCCATCCTTTATTAGGACTTTTTGGATTACCAGATAAACAAACATAAGTTTTATACCAAACATTCTTAACTGATCTGTACCTTGTCATATTATATTTAATACTAGGAGGTGCAAATCTTGGCTTTCCAAATTTAACCATAAGTTTTTTAACAGCTTTTTCTGCTTCAACTCTGGTTACATAAGGAATGTTTTGTTTTTCCCAATACTCATTTACCTCATCATACTTAACACTCATTCTTAAGTTATAAGGTAAAATGTTTAGTGGGTTTTTGGGTGGTGTTGTCATAAGACATAACTCCTTTTCCAAGAACTAACTAACCCTATTCACAATTTAACATAGCTAGGTAATTTTCATTACCAATAAAAATTTCTCATAAAAATTTTTATAATGACATTATATCAAATTGCATTTTTCAATTTTTGTAAAAAAAATATTTTTATTAAAAACTAGACGATTGAAATTTTTGGGTGTTTCAGAATTGGTGCGACAACAAAACACTTTCTGGGTTTTTTAGTGTTTTTAACTTTCCCAAAACTTCATAGCATCTGCAAGATAATCTTCTTCCATTTCGTTTCGCCAAAAATAATGGTCAAATTGTGGTTGAATATAATCTTTTACAATATTAGGATCTGTGCTTATCTTCATTAAGTTTTGTCTTATCTTACATCTTTGTATTATCTTTGGTATTCTCTTTTCTATATTCTCTGGTTTTAAGTCATCACAATTATCTGCACTAAATACTTTGTAAGACTCCTCATTAATATAACAGATATAAACTGGCAACTTAAATACAGAATAATAAAAATCTATCTGTAAAAAATTATAAGGTTCTACAGTTTCTGGTAGCTTATTAGTTAGCCAAGACCTAGTGCCATCTTTTTTAACTCTACCTCTTTTGGGAAACTTACATTTGTCCTCAATAATAACTTTACCTTTTAAATCACAATAACCATGAACAGGAATGTTAATACCATCAAACCATCTAAATGCTTCTATCTCTGGCTTACAATCTTTATATCCAGGTATTGTTTGATGAGCTGCATGACCATTGGCTATCATCTTGGGTAATATTTGTTTGTAATATTCAAACTCATCATGTTGGTCAACATTAGGAATTATTTTTTTAAGTTTTTCTTTTATAGGAACAAACATTACTTACGCATCTCATTGTTAATTTTAGACATAAAAGATTGAATCATAGTTTCTTTATCAATATCTAAAAAATAATCTAAAGGTTTATTTAAAAATTTAGATATTCTAATTAAATTAACAATAGGTATTCTGTTTTGTCCTTTTTCATATTTACCTATTTGTTGAAAAGTTGTTTTGAGTGCTTTTGCTAGTATCTGTTGAGTTGCAGGTTTTTTAATATAATATCCATCTACCTCTAATTTCTCATCAAAGTTTTGAACATATATTTCTCTTGCTAATCTAGCTTCTTTTATTTTTTTACCAATGTGAATATAAAATTCATTATCTTCTACAAAGTTCTTTTTTGCTCTATCTGATAGTTTCATAACTTTCCTTTCATTTAGGGTATAAAACCCCTTAAAATAAATGCAACTTTTTGTATATACTTAATTAAGTATATAAAAATCTAGCATCTTTATTTTCTGCCTCAACTATTCTTCGGAACAACTGATTGTATTCCTTAAAGTTTTGCAGAGTTATAACACATTGCCTTCCATTTTCTCTAGCACCCATAATCTTTTTGTGTGCCTTATCTAGCTTTGTGTATAACCTTGTGTTGCTATTTCTTAAGCTCATCATTTACCTCACCGATAACTTTAATATTTGCACTAACAAGTTTGTGTTCGGTGATATTTACTTTTGCAAACTCACTAGGCATTTTTTGATCGTATGCTTTTTTAGTTGCTTCCTCAACATTTGCACCATCAAAAATTTCTTCAAAATCAGCAGCTAACTCTATGCTTGATGTTTTAATTACTTTAGTCATTCAATACAACATTTCTACTATAACCAGAATATTCTCTTTTAATCTCATTTCTTTGTTCTAGTTTTTGTATCAGCACACTTACTGAATTTTTACTTTTATAACCCAACTCTTTAGCCATTTCTGAAAAAGTCGGACTATATTTGTATTTTTTAGTATAATTTTTAATAAATTGCAATAGCTTAAGCATTTTAGGAGTCATCGGTCTTTTAGTTGTTCTTGTTTTCATCTATGACTAACCTCCTTAATAATTCTGTATATCCATTGATGTCATCAAATGAATCTTTTTTGTAATCTTTTGATTGCATTATTCGCCATGATTTTAACAAAATCATAAATAAACCAAAGAATTTCAAGGGTATTTTAACATCTTGGTTATTATGAATTGATAGATATTTTTCCATAATTCCTACCATTACATAAGAGGTATGGTCAAAGTGTCCATAATCATTTTGTTTTTGTTTTAATAATCTTTCTATCTCACTTATAAATTTTACATTATCTGACATAATTACCTTTGTTATCTTCACACCAATGAGCAAAAGCTACTTTGTTTTGGTATATTGGATATGTTCTTTTTCCTATTTCTTTAAATTTTATTACTGACTTATGTATCTCCTCACAAGTAAGGGTAGTTTTAAATTTAACTTTATGTAAAACATATCCCTCACTTGTAAGTAAAGCCAAAACTAAAATAACAACTTTCAATTAACTAACTAAAAAGGAGCTTGTTGTTGTTTAGGTTTTTGACTATTCTGTTTTGGTCTAGGTTCATTCTTATAACCAGAGAGTATTGTTCCCTGATCGTTTAACCAACCAATTAAACCTTTGTGTCCTCCAGCATCAGGATAGTTCATTTCGCCAGTAAACTTGTCATCACCTTTAAATAAGACTCCGACTTGTGCATAGACTTTGACAAACTTAGTGTTGCCATCTTTTGATTGAGCTTTAACACCTAGTATTGTTCCTTTGTTGCCATTATCTAAATTAACATTTCCTGAAAAATCAATTTTGATGGCTTTTTCATTGTTGGCATCATAAGGAAATAGAACCCAATCCTTTTGCTTACCACTACCATTGTTTTGCATTTTGTCCTCCATTGGTTTGTATGCTTTTTTGTTGTGATTCAAAAATCTTTTCTATTGAATCATTTTCTTTTTTCCAATTACTATAAAGAGCAGTTAGTTTTGTTTCTGTTGTTTGCTTCTTTATTTGTTCATTAATTGAAACTTGTTTGTTATTACCTTGATTGTTTAAAGCATTAACTAATTCTTCAGCACTAGCAAATTCAGATCCTGATAATCCAAAGGCAGCTAAACATCTACCTAAAGCACTTGTTGATGCGTTTTCTAATGCACTTGTTTTATTAATATAAGATGAATTTCTAAACTCCTCTGCATGACCTACACTATAGATTGTATCGCCAATATATAATTCTACTTTAACAATAACTCTATCATTATCATGGTGTAATATTTCTTCATTAAATCTTGCCTCTGGAAATCTTTGTAATAAATGTTTATGTCTTTCTACAACAATTGCATATTGTTTTCCTTTAATAGAAACAGTTGGTATATTACCTATTTCTTTTAAACATTCTTTTCTTCTGTCTTTAAAAGAACCTTTACTTTTTTCTTCTGGCACTTTTTCTGCTTTTTTCATTGTCTTTCCTCTCATCATTTAGTTGTTTATTTAAAAAATCTATTAATTGTTGTCGTTTATCTACTTCTTTTTGTAATTCTGTTTTCTCATCATCTCTTTTTAATAATAATTGTGTGCTTTTTTTTATATCTTGTTTAAGATTTCTGTTTTCTGTTTGCAGTTTTGCAAGTTGTATCATTATTTGATCTGTCATTTCTTACCTTTCATTACTTGTTCTAATGTTAAATTTTCTGTAATCATGTCTTGCATAGCTTGACCTGCTAAACCACCAAATATCATTTTTAAATTAGGTTTTAATTTTTTTCTTTCGGCAGCAGTAAGTTTACAATAGTCAAAAAACCATTGGTCTATATTTTTATTTAATTGACTTGGTGATAAATGATCGGCAGTAAACATTCCACCTTCCTCTTTTCTTGTCCATTCTTTCCCTATTTTTTTAAGCATTGAAACCATACATTATAAAATATACAAAAATTGTCAAAATACTATACAAAATAATTTCAATTTGTGGGTGCATTATCTGTGTCAAAATTTATTGTTGCATTAAAAGAAAAAGATATTCTTTCATCATCTTTATTGGTACTATTAAATGGGTACACAACATGGGATAAATTGTTTGGAAACAAAATCCATTGCCTAACCTCTGGCATCACCCTATAATTAACATCGGCAAACATATTTTCAGAACCTTCTATAAATTCTGTCTGACCTGAAAAGTCATTGTGTTGTTTTGCATTTTCTGTTGGAATCATTGAGTCTGGTATTTGTAAATAACCAACGCAACTTAAATGATAATTAGGATGCACATATTCAGTATGTCTATGGCAAGGATTATAGTCGCCAGGTTTAGATACAACGAACCAAGCACTATTTATCAATATACTAGAAATCTTATGTTTTATATGTGCATTTGTATATGAAGCTATAATCGGATCAAAAAAAGCTGCTTTCCATTTAAGCATAACCTCTGGAGTAATTAAATATTCTTCTGCTACATGACCGACTAATCTTTCTCCCCAATCATGGTCTTTTTGTTTTTTTTTGTCAGCTCTTATCTTTTTTAAATCCTCTTTAAAATCTTTTAATAGTTCTAAAGGTAGTTCAGCTCTTGCCATTGATGAGCCAAAAGGTTTAAAAATTTTAAAATTTATCTTATCTTTCATTGTCCTCCATAGGTGTTAGTTCATTAAGTTCAATTTTATAAGCAGCAGGTCTATGGTCATAACCAAAATTAGATAGTTTTTCAGGTGGTAAGTCACCATTAAAAATAAATGAACCTACGATATTAAAATTAAAATCTTTATCATCATTTTTAATTATTAGAATATACTTACCTTTCTTTTCACCAGGTCTAATTAGTAAAAAATTATAAGATTTTTTATTTTGTGTTCTTATTTCTATATTGTCTTGAAAGTCAGAATCCTCATATCTTTGCAAATTATCGGTATAAGACGCATTATGGTAGGAGTTAGTCCATTTTGCCCAAGAAACCTCTCCTAATGCTCCTAGAAAGCCATCGTAGAGCTGATTTTTAAGGTTTTTATCATATCTATAGCTAAAACCTTTATTCATTCTTAAATTACCAATAAATCTCTTTTGAGCTATTGTATAAGCTAGTTCTACATCATTCGGATCTAGGTTTACTTTTACCATTTATGCCTTTCATTAATTGATTAAATACTGTTGTTGTTGGGTTAAGGTCATAATCTTTTAAGCTACAACTACAAACTAATATAAAAATTATTAAATATTTCATTTTACCAAAACTTTTTATTATAAAAATCTTCATTATGTCCAGGAATAAATTTATTACCTTTTTTAAGATTTTCTTTAGTTAATATTATTCTTAAATTTTTAATGTTATGTAATCCACAAACATACTTATTTTTTAATGGGATAATATGGTCAACTGAATATTTATTTTTGCCATATTTTTCATTTAAAATATCTCTTTTTTTATAAAGTTTTAAAATTTCTTTACATTCCACCCCTTTAGGAAAAATTTGTAATAATTTTAATGCTCTTTGTTTTGCAGTTTTTACTGCGTAATAATATTTATTGTTTTGATAATGCCTTCTACCTCTTTCAAGTTTTCTTTTTAATACATCAAACATTTTATTTTTAATGTAATATTCTGGCGACATTCTATAACAAATTTCTTTTTTAAATTTTCTATATCTTTCTCTGCTTCCTTTTAAAACTTTATCTCTATTGCTTTTTTTCCATTTTATCTTATTAATTACAACGCACCTATGACATTGATTTTTTAATTTTTGAGTATCGTTTCTGTAATCATATAAAAAAATAGATTTTCTTTTTTTACAATTAATACAAATTTTAGTTTTTTGTAGTATTGGAAAATCTGGATTTATTTTAATGTAATCTTTTAATATCATTAAAGTTATTTTTTATCTTTCCTTAATTCATCTAATTGTTTTATTCTTTTTTCGTATTGCTCTAATGTTTCGCCAGAAAAATATTTAAACCAGCAATCAGCACAATAATTTTTACCTCTTTCAACCACATCTGCTTTCATTTGGCATTTACAACAAATTCTATAATCGCCATATATGTTCATTAATTAGTAGCAAAATAAAATATCAATAGAGCTATCTCTACTGCAATAATTGTTTCAAGCATTTATTCATCTCCAAATAAAGTTTTTTTACCATCTAAAGCTGCACATTTGGATTCAAATTCTTCAATTGATTCTGAATCTCCAACAAACGCAGAGGTCATTATAGGTAATTTATAAAGACCTTGTTTTCCCCAATGAGTAGAAGGACTTTTAAGATTTATTTTAATTCCCTCTAATATAATTTTATCACCCTCTTTTATAGTTATTTCTGAACCTCCAGCAGTTCCCATAAAATGAAAATGAGCTGTCATTTTTCCAAATGCTTTATTTAAAATAATTGAACCTTGAACAACACCCTTCAAGACTTTTTTATCATATTCGTATTCACCTTTACTTCTTTTGACAGGAACAAGTTTTATTTTTTCACTACTCATCTTTCTCTCCTATATTTTTAAGTATAATATGATCTGAATGTAATATACCTTTATGTATATGTTTTCTGCTTTTTGTTTTATTGGGTGGTATATTTACTCCACACAAATTTTTAGCTGATTTATTATATTCACTTTGAACATCTATACCTTTTTCAGCTAGTGCTTTTTTTACTGCATTATCAATTGCATCCATGATTGTTTTTCCTTTCCTTTAAAGTTTTTATATTTATTATAATAGACTCCATTTTTGGCTTTAGAACCTTCAAGAGTATATATTAGCATCAACCTTTTAAGATTATGCAAATCATTTTTAGTAAGTTTATATTTATCTTTCATCAAAAAATATTTGAGCATAAGTTATATTTTTACTTGCAAAATTTAAATCTCTGATATTAAATTTATTTACAAATTTTTCTTTATATGCCTCTTTAGGTTTATCAATTTCTATTGAAATCATGTCAACTCCAGCTTTTGATTTGTTGTCACAATCTGATTTATACCTTGTTACATAGCTTCTTCCTACTTTGTAACCTTTCATTATTAATCTATTTTTTAAATATGCAGCTAAATTTGAAACATCATTATTGCTAAATGCAGAAATTACTTTTTTACAATTTTTGATATTTTTTGCATATTCTAAACAATCGTTGTAGGATTCAAAAAAACCTCTAAATGTACCATTATGATAAACACCACCACCAAGCCATCTATTGTCTTTTATTTTATCTTTTAATTGATATACGCATTTGTAATATTTTTTCATGTTTACTTTCATTAAAATATAATTATTCCTATTGCTAGACCCACCAAGAACCAAACTATTTCGGATCTATAGTATAGACTCCAAACTTTATATTTTGATATTAAGTTTTTCATTTTTTTTAAAATGTTTATTGAATAATGTAATAAATAATTTTTTAGATTTTAAAGGTAATTTTCTAAAATGATAATCTGTTTTACCATCTAAATTTTTATATTTAAAATTATCCAATGCTTTTATTTGTTTTTTCATTTTCTCTCTTTTAACCTTTTTATTAATTTATATACCTCTTGCAAGTCAAATATTGAGCAAGAACCTACATAATCTATAGTTTCCTCTCTCATTTCTTTCTGTTCTTGATAGACTTTCTGCTTATTCTTATCAATAACCTCAAAATGTTCTTCTTTTAATTCAGGCATTATTCCCCCTTTTTAAATTTTCAAATTGTTTAATTAATTCATTTAATGGTAAATGTGATCGTTTTCCATTAATGTTATAATAAACAAAAATACTACTTGCTAAAAATTCAGTATCATATGAATCATTAACAATTTTGACATAATTGTCTTTTTTTTTATTGATAAAATCTGAACTCATTTTTCCCCCTTATTTAGTTTATTTATTAAGTCTTGAGGTAGTTCTATTATATCCTCTTGAACGACCTCCTCTGTTTGTCTTATTGGCTTATCAACTTTGTCCATAAGACTTAATTCACCAAAACCCATAAAGCCAAACATTTTACGACCTTTGAAGGTTTTGCTAAATATCTTATATATGTCTATGTCTTTAGCTTTCATATTACCTTTCTTTGAGTTTCTGACCTCATCAGTTGGGGATTTACCCCAAGACACCCCCAATATTGAGGGTGTTTCGGTCTAAACATTTAAAACTTTATATTTTTCCACTTTTCCTTCCATGACATCCATTAAACCTTTTTGCCAATTGTCTTTAAATTCATCTTTAATTTGTTTAATCCATTCATAACATCTTAATTCATTATCAAACCACATCCACTTCTTTTCAGTTCTAAATATATTTTCATCATAATATTCTAAAATTTGATTTGCTCTTTCATCTTGAATAAATAAATATTTAGTCTGTGGAATATCATCTCTACTATTTGTAATTTCATAAATGTCATTCATTCCATCAAATTTTCCATATTCAAATTGATAAGAATATTCTTTTAATAGTTTGAAAGCATTATCAGAACCTTTCAAAACATTAATTTTGACATGATCCCCCATACTATAATTTTTACTAGATCCAGTAACTGTAAGACCTAACTCCTTTGCTTTCTTTTTTAATAATTTATTTACTTGAGCTGCTTCTGATAGTTTTCTCATTTTTCTCCTTTTGTTGATTCGTTAAACATACAATATTTATATACATTTTGTTCTATACTACAAGTATAAAAACCCTAGAGTTTAAAATAATTAATGTTCGCTAAATGTTCTGATTGATTATAAAATGATTAAGTATAAAACACTTACCCACAAAGGAAAGATTTATGACTACTAAAGGGTTTACCATGATCCCAAATCAATTAATAGTTGATGAAGGGTTGAGCAAGGAGGCTAAAGCCTTATTTGTCTATTTAAGGTATTTATCGCCAAAATTTAGGGTTTTGAG